GATTTCAAAAACCCATTCGGCGTGATAACTGATCGGTCTGTGCGTGTTTTTCTTCGTACCCTCATGACGTTATGATACCCTATCCGCTCACTCTGTCAACGAGAAGTCTACCATTACCGGCTCGGCGTAGCATCGGCATAGAAAATCCCTGCCGGGGCGTTCTCTCCTGCCGTCTGGGGATACGATTGGCGGGTCATTCCAGGAGAACAGCCCGCCCTCAAGCCTCCTGTGATTCGACCGATTCGGGGATCCTCCTAGAGCGCTCATAACGTCTTTGGCAATGTCCTCAAGCGGCCTCCCTTCTTTCAGGCCCTTCTTGGTGATCTTCGATGCAGCCGTTGACATAGGGGCAGATGACTTGCCTTCCCCGGGGCCTCGTACGCGCTGATCCCGCGCGTTTCGCCAGATGTAATAATTGACACCGGATGAAATTTGCCGCTTCGAGTCCAGATCTGAGTTAAGCTTTGCGACCTGGTCGCGTGCCAGGAAAGCAGCCTTCTTTTTCGATGTTCCCACCGAAAGTTTGATTTGATTGGCAATCTCTTTCGCCGACTTGCCCGAACGAGCCCCGTCCCGAACGATGCGCTCGATACCGTTGAAAAAAATGCCCGAAACGGACTTGATTAACGCCACGTTCTCTTTCGTAAACTGCTCTCTCAGCGGGCCAAGCCATGGCTCAGATCGCACAGGATCGACTCCGAGAACCGACTTGAAAACCTTGTTTTGCTGAATCTTGTTCCAGCTTTCGACTGATAGATAGGTCTCACGGGCCAGGGCCTCGAATTGGCTTTCATTGACCTGTCTGTAATACGATGCCTTGATCCCTTCGATCATTCGGCTTATGTTGTCGCCCACCGCGTCGGCCTTCAGCTCGCGCTCTGATTCGTGGACGATGCGCGGGAGACCAGACTCAATGGACTCCATAACGGCCTTGATTGCAGGATTTAGGATCTCCGAGGTGATTCGGCGCAAATAGGCCCGCTCTTTCGGCTTCGTGTCAGCCGGAACCGCTGGCTTCTTCGTAAGGCGAGGAACGGACCCCTTCTTCGCCTTACGAGCCCGGATGGCTTCTATGATTGCCCGTTGCTGCTTTTCACTCGTCGGCATTGGCGTTGTCCGGGTCGTTTGATTCGGCAATCAATCTATCCTCATCCGCTATTCCAGGCAAAAGGACGGTTTCGATGCTATACCCATCCGGGCGAAAACGAGATGCCCTCACCTCGGCAGCGTCCAGCACACCGCTCTGAATGTAGGATTGGTCTGTCTGAGCTTGCAATGCTCTTTTCTCGACCTGCTCTTTTTCAGTCTCTTGCCAGAGAGATCTCCATTCAAAAGACCACCCTTCGGGTTCAACTCCTCCTGTTGGCCCGTCCGATGCAAGAAGAACGAGCTTTAGGCAGCGTTCCATTTTCGATCCAAGAGACTTCTCCTGGAAGCTGCTCACGCCGTCGTAATACTCGCGGGTGGTTTCGCCCGCTCCCGAAAGCGTCCCGAGTTGCTGTCCAAAAAGACGAGCCCTTGGGATACCCGAAGCCGCCGACATGATTTCAATGTACTTGTCGAGCATTTCAGCGAGACCGGTAATGGGCGTCCCGATCTTCGCGAGGTCCTCCTCCTTGTCAATGAGGGCCATGCCGTTCAGCGAAAATTGAGACAGGGCAGCGCGAGCCCTGCGCTTTGCTGCCTCCTCGTTCCCGGCGTTCAGAATATCGGCCAAACCCTCCATCTTGAAAACGCGAAGAACGAAGTCTTGAAACAGCTCGGCTCCAGACTGAGCCGCTGTGCCGTATCGTTTCAGCTCCTCGTAACACGGTTGCAACGTGCTGTCATGCCAGCCCCGGTTTTGGATCTTGATGCGACCGGGAAGATACTCGCCATCGAATCGGATCACGCGCGAGGCGTGAACCTTTCGCCCGCTCTTCCCACCGGACACGGGATTGATCCTGTAGGTCTCCGGCTTCATGTACATGGGAGACAAAGGGTCCTTATAGTAATCGACGATTTCGGCTTCATGCCTGTCTACCACGTTGAAAAACGACAGAGACCGGATATTGTTTTCGTCCAGCTCTTCCGATGGGTCGCGCCCGTCCTGGGCACCGAGGATCATGAGCGAGCCCCCGTAAAGACGAGCGAGCCGGATTGCCTCCTCGAATTTCGAGCGGAAAAAAAGATCGTCGATCCGCTGGCTCATCCTGTATTCAATGTCTTTATCGGCAGCGCGAAAGTCAATCCATTTCCTTGTGGCGTCTTCGGCGATGACTTCGACGATCCGCCGGCACACCCAATCGAAGCGGTACATAAGCGAGAGGGATTCCACGTCAAGGACAACGCCCCCTCCAAATCTCGTGTTGGCCATGCGGGACTTTGACAGCCCGAATCCATTGGCAAAATTTACGAAAGCATCGACGATTCCCATGTGATACACCTCCATTGCTTATCATATCACTGATAGTCGAACATGGTAGCCCTGTGTTTGAGATGGATGAGTCCCTGAGAGAGCGCGTCCATGTCGTCTTTAACAGAGATGTTCGGAAACTTGCACAGCCTTTCCACGAATTCATCGACCCACTCGAATCCCTTCATCGACGGATGAGGTAGAAACACGTTGCCTGCCTCGAATTGGGGGCTAACCGTCTCCATGCGCTCTTCCTTGGATCCCCTGGGCTCGAACATAAACAGACTTCCCACGATGGATTTCAGCTCGGATTGAAGAGCTGGCCCGCTCGCCTTGTCCTCGATAACATGCTGTATCGCGTCTGGATGCTTCTTGGCAAAGTCCTCGAAGTCGCGCTTCGTCTGAACGAACTCAAGGATCTCGAGGAGGCGATCGACGAGAAACACGTCGGATCCCCTTTTTCCCATGGCCCATGCCGCCGTATGGTCTGGTCCGTCTTTGCTTTTGGCTTGCCATTTGTCTTTCATGCTCAGATCCCACGAGGTAATCTTCTTGTCGAAGCGGTCGGGGATTTGCACCCATTGCCTACCGGGACCAGACGGAAGGTAGTGCCAATACCGGATCCAATCCTTCTTGATGATGTAGCCCTCTTTTGGGGCGGGGTCCTGCTTGTACTGACCCGCGAAACCAGCGGAGCCTAGTCCTGTCCGCTGCTCGTCCATCTCCTCTTTGCCCTCTCGCTCTTCCCAAAGGAAATCGCCTGGCTTCATCTTCACGACCCGCCCGGAGCGTGGAAAAACAAACTCCATGGCTTCCCCGGTCTCGTCGATAACACCGGGGATTTTGATATGAATCCATTTCCCTGGCTGATGCTTGAGAAGCCATCCCGACAAATCCTCGTCGTGCAGGCGTTGCATAACGACGATTTTGATGCCGCGTTTCTTGTCATCCATCCTGGTTTGCACGGACGATTTGTAGAACTCGATGCCAGCATATCGCATAGCATCCGAGTGGGCCCGCTTCGGGTCTTGCGGGTCGTCGACAATGAGTAGATTCCCGCCCTTACCGGTACTCGTCCCACCAATCGACGTGGCGAGCATGTGTCCGCGAGCGCCATTTTCGAACTCGGTCTTGACGTTCTGATCCGAGGTGAGCTTGAAGTGTCTCCAATTGCCCAGGAACCATGCCGACTGAATGAGGAGTCTGCGCTCGACCGAGTGTTTGGTAGAGAGTTTGTCCGAGTACGACCAACATGCTGCCCTCAGCCCGGGGCCGGCGATATGGCTTTTGGATGACTCTTGAATCCAACACCATACGGGAAAGCATACGGTGACGAGACGAGACTTTGAATACCTTGGCGGTATGTTCGCAAGGATGTTTCGGGCGATCTTTCCCGCGTGCGGCCCATATTCAGCGGGTATCCGGAGAGCGGCAATCTCCAAGTATTCAGAAAGATATTCGAGATGCCAGTTATCTAATCGTTCTGTGCTGGGCTCTAGGACATGCCACGACGCCTTGTAGAACTCGATGAGTGAAGACTCGCTCTTCCTGCGCTCCTTCTGCCTCAGTAGCTTGAGCATCTTTATTTTTTCAAGTCGCTCCATCACGAAGAGTATAGCATAGCATAGGCAAGTCTGTTTGTATTGTAGTCACAGAGTAGAATTAACCGGGGTGTGGTCACGGAACTCGGCCGAGTATAGAATCCACGTTACCTTGACTTACGCGCTCGGACACGTCGAAGATGAAACGGCTCTTGTCCTGATCGATCTTTTCGTACTGTTCTTTGAACTCCTCCGCTGAATCACATCGTCTAAACTCCTTGCGCCCGGTTGCGTGGTCATCGTAGTGAATATACAGCGTTGGCATTGTCTCCCCCTAGATTGGCTCAATATCCCTATCCAGTTGACTGTCAGGATCATCGGAACAATCGACGCATCTATCATCACAAATCGGATCACATGTCAGTTTTGATTCCTGATGTTTCGACCCATCGCTTCGATCACCGAAAGATACTCGGCCTTCTGAGCCTTGAGCATCTTCTTCGACGATGGACTCTAGGTCATCGCCCTGATATAAGCGCATTTCTTCGACGATGGACTCTAGGTCATCGCCCTGATATAAGCGCATTTCTTCGACGATGGACTCTAGGTCATCGCCCTGATATAGCTTCTTCACATACTCCTCCTGTCCTGTGGTTTATTCCGTTCCCTTAGCACCCTCCAGGCGCTGGAGCTCTTCCTCGATCTGTTCATCCGACCAATTGTCGTAGTCGTTATCCGCGCCGCGTATGGTCTGGTCCTGTCTGTGTTTCCAGTTCTTGGGGTCCTTGTTGGTCAGATAGAACTCAATAGCCCGCCCAGACGGGCCCACGCTGTCGTGGATGCTTTCGGTGACTACCATCCTGGTCTTGCCCTCTCCCCTCATCACCCTTGCCTTCTTGGTTCTTGTTGTGGCGTATCCTTGGGTAAGCATGAACAGCTTGCTTTTTACCTTGTCCAATGCGATGACTTCCCCGTCCTGGTAGGCTTTCCTTACTGCCTCATGTTTCTCTCGCCATAATGCCAGCGTACTCTCGCCAATACCAAGCATCTTTGCGATAATCTCATTCGTGAGACCAGCGCCCTTGCCCCTCCGGATAATGTCAACGAATTCGCGTCGGTACAGGGTTTTCCGTCCTCTTGTCTCACCCTTTTTCTGGATTTTCTTGGCAACCATGCGAAATACCTACATAAACAGATTAAAAAACCAACGGTTAAGGCGAAGCCACCACGGTTTCCGCAACGGGCCCGCCTTCGGCTCTTTTGGCGGTGGTGTGCTCGGACCAAACTCGTAGGGCTTGACGATCCCCTGAATCGAGAACGCGACCTTGAGCCGGGCCATGAGGATGTTTCCGGGAACCCAGCATTCCCCGTTGAGTCCGTAATCAGATCCCCACGAATTTCGGATCCTGTACCACCGTCCTCCGATTGGAGTCGTTCTGTAAGCGTTGATATACACGCAATGCCCACCGCTGTAGGATGATCCTAACTCGGAGACCATCCCGTTCGCGTCGGGGTGTTGAAACCCGCCAAACATCCGAAATGCGATGAGAACCGGAAACCCCAGCGAGATGGATTGAGCGATGTCATCGGCAGTCTCACACCTCTCAATCGCCTTCACGCGACGTTTCTCGGCGTCTTTGCGTTGTTTGCTTGTGATCTTGATCCACTCGTAGAAACGCCAAGGACATAGGCTTTCGTGGCATGTCCCTACCAAGAGCCGCTTGGCAGCCGTGAGAGTCGAACTCCCCCTGTAGCTGTGTCCGGCCCAAGAATCGTTGTCCTTGTTGTCGGCGTATGCGTACTGAGCGCTGATCTGGTCAGGCTCTCCCAGAGGGCTAGGGCCCTCCTCCTGCTCGATGAGGCACTGAAGGACTCCCGCCCTGCCCATACCCGTACAGCCAGCGACGGAGCCCTGAGACTTTGCCGGGGAAGAGTCCAAAAGAAAGTGTGTATCCGGGAGATGCTCGGCGAAACCGCCGAAACCGTCCGGGCTTGGAATCCTCGGAACCCCGTGCCACAGGTCTCGGTCCCGGTCCATGACCTCGCTCGGGATGAGCGGCATGTCCTCGAATCGCTTGGGCTGGACGTTCTTTGGCCAGATCTTGGCGACAGCCCACTCGATCATTCTCCCAAAAAGCGTCATCGCAATCCCCGTAAGCATATTCAGGAGCATACCCTTCATGTATCACCTCTCACACGAAAGCCGAGCAAACGTTTCTGTTCTCTGCGCGGCAAAAACCACAAGTCCGGTACAGAGGGAGTCCGTTGACATCCATTCTTGTCCAGAATGTTTTGCCGCAGTGGCCAAGGCACTCAACTTGCACCATGTTCCCCTTGTCTGCTGATTCTGTCGTTCGGTCCTCTTGCATTGGCCATGGGTCGGGTACCCTGTAATTCGAGAGATATGAGAATACCGAGCTGTCGAAAAACCCGGGAATTATGCTGTTTCTGCGACACGCGCCTGTGATCTTGTGATATGCGACCTCAAGATCCTCGGACGCCTGCCGTGGGCTTTCGTATTCGAAAATCTCCCCGGCTTCTGTGTATCGGAAAACCCGCCTGCATCTACCCATGTGTAACATCATACCGCCCCATTCCGCAAGGTCAATCTATCACGTCCGTGGCGTCCCCCTCGGCGCGAGGATCCGGAAACCGTCTCCTGATCTCCCGGAGGGTCGTTGTGGCATCCTGAGGGGACAGGCCCATGATAGCAGGCCGTCTAGTGATGGCCTCGAAGACCTCCAGGAACGCATGGCGCTTGTAGGTCAACTGGTCATTCTGGGTCATCCCGATGCTCTCGACACCGCCTATCACCCTACAGGCAGCACTCCAATCTGGGTGGTCGCGCTTGAGCACGGCAGCCGCTTCCCTCGATCCCAAGCTCTCGATGAGGTGGACGGTCTGGTCCCAGGCCGATAGGCCAGCGGCTTTCGTGTCCGCGCGAAGGTAGGCAATCAGGCGAGCATATGTGATCTGGTAGGGCTCGAGCCTCTCATCCTGGGATGCGCACATGCACATTGATCGGACCAGCCGGACATCGTAGCCCTGGAGCTGGAGCTGACCCGCCCAGGTTCGGATCAAGGGCTGATTGGCTTTCGCCCGTGGGTCTCTGCCGATAAGAGCAAATAACTTGGTGATAAGATTAACAATTTCATCCCCTTCGGTCATGAAAGCCCTCCGTCGAAATCTTTAAGTTGTTGATATTGCTGTATTTTATCTGAAATCCTGTTCCACTTTTCGCGAAGATTTTTTGGACACAGGATGTTACCTCGCCAAAACTCAGCGTCGCGATCGTGAGCATTGTACAGCCAATCGAGGGCTTGCTCAATCTGTTCCTCGCCGAGGCCGTCTCTCTCTCGAGCGAGCCGGAATTGATCAGCCCATTGTTCGATTTGGGCCCGGAAAATGAAACCCGGCTTGTGCCGCTTTATTGCCACGAGCATGAGCTTGGATGTTCCCAGGTCCCAGCCGGAAAATTTATCAACGCGCGTGGGCGCGGGTGCGCGCCCGGATGACTCCGAAGGAGGCATCATAGTCTCTTCCGTTACGTTACGTCTCGTAGCGGTACGTCCGCGTGACGTGTCCGTTACGTGACTATCGTCGATGACCTTTAAGCACTCGTGTTTTTGGAGAAAATCTATTGCAAACTCAAAAATTGAGATATCGATGTCCAAATTATTTGCGATCAGTTTCGGCTCGACGTATATGCGCTCGCTCTGTTTTTTTTGCGCCATCGAGATGATGGCAATCCAGACCATCTTGCCGGCGGCTCCCAGGGGGAAGAACTCGTGGGAATCCCAGAAATCAATTTGGAGCCGGACCCAAGACGGGTTTTTGACATCCTTACGGGGGTTGTGCTCCCGAAAATTTAACACGTCGATGAACATGGTTAGCCCCTCCGCCGTCAAAGGAGAATCCCACCCGCTCCGACGTGTGGGATTCGGAGCGGGTGGGGATGCAGGTGGTATGGTGGGGATTGATCAGCCATCTTGGAGCTCGCGAACGCGGGAGATGACTTCGGGGTCGATCCTGAGTTTGCGTAAGCCAGACTTGACGCACCGACACTGGGCCCGGGTGAATCGCCGTCCCTGACGATTCCGCACGACGGCCGAAAAAAGAGTCGCATCGAGGCCACGGACTTTCCCGTGTCGGTGTGCTGCCGACAAAACGGAGCTGGCTTTGAGGTTGTAGGCGTAGAGCAGGCGCGCGAGGTCGGTGTGTTGGGCCAATTCTTTGTACGTGGGCATGTGATCTCCTAGCTGTAATTTGTCAATGATTCTCGATGCTTACGTATGTATTTGAAATAAAAGAAGTTTTTACCAAACCTCCGCATACGTACTTTCGGACTCGCTTAACGCCGTTTTTTTGGGTCTGTTTTCAGGGGTGAACATAGTGCAGCGAGGGAATGGTGTCAAGGAATATTTTAGCGCCTACTTTGTGGGCGCTAAGGGCAAAAAAATTGCCCCTAATCCGGCAACAAAATCATGGTGTTCCGACCGCCAACTGAGTTGGCAGTAAAAATGGTGGGGGGCAAAAAAAATGTAAAAATATCTTTTTTT